TTACTTTACAGACAAAGGCAAACCTGTAATTGACAAAAAAACAGGTGAACCTAAGCCTGCACCTAACCCAGAGTGGCAGTTGTTTGAGAAGTGTATGCGTGGTGATACAAGTGATAATGTATTCAGTGCATATCCTGGTGTGCGTAAGAAAGGTACAAAGAACAAAGTAGGTTTGTTAGAGGCTTTTGATGACAAAGGCACAAAAGGTTATAATTGGAATAACCTTATGTTACAACGTTGGGTAGATCACAACGGCAAAGAGCATCGTGTGCTTGAAGATTATAATCGTAATGTTGTGCTATGTGATCTAACTGCACAACCTGAAGAAATTAGAGCAACTATAAATCAAACAATTAAAAATGTAAAAGCAAAACAAATTTCGCAAGTTGGACTACGTCTAATGAAATTCTGTGCAACATGGGATTTACAACGTGTTAGTGAAAACGCTCAATTATATGCGGAACCATTACAAGCGAGGTATGTACAATGACAATAAAAGCAAAAGAAATATTAGATGGTAAATTTTGGATTTTAGAAGATAGTGGAGTAAAGATAGCTACACTTTCACTTTCCGATGACAAATACATTCTAAGTGACAAAGAAGGTACTAGGTTTGTAAAAAATGCTCAACAAATAGAAAAATCATTTGGTAAAATTGATTGGTCCAAACTTGAAATTACAGAAATTACAAACAAAGAGGTGCACGGTTACGATACCAGTTGTGTTCCTCATAATCCTTTGTTTGATGTAAAAAATAAACTTCCATTGTTTACAAAAAGTCCTAAATCTAAAAGTTTATATTGTGCAGGATATTATATTATCCGTTTTGAAAAAGGTTGGGTCAAATCTTTCTGTCCTAAAGCAATCACATTAGAACGTTATAAATTCAAAGGTCCATTCAAAACAAATTTAGAAATGCGTACAGAATTGAGTAAAGCAAATGCCAAATGATCCTATAAACACAATGCCTGTACAGCAGTTCATACAGCAAGTTAAAAGTGCAGATGCAAGTAATGCTAAAGAAGTTAAAATTAATATTCAAGTAGCAAAAAGATTAGCATTTACACTAGGTGAAGTTATGGCCAAACTGAATGGTAATCTAGAAGAAATATTAGAAAAGAAATATTCACGAGAAGATGAAACAATAAAAGTAGAATTAGACGGCGGAAATAGCTGGTAAAATCGGATAAATATATGCGTATATAATTAAGGAAATACGCATATGAGTAGACCAAAACCTACAATATTGTTAGAGCATATAGATAAAAAAACCTATAAAAGTGAGCAAATTTTAGATGCGGATGCTATATGGGCTGTATTCTATAAAAACAAACCTTTCAATTTGAAAAGTTCAAATAGTCTAACAAATTACCCAGGTCCTAAGTATAAGAAAGTAAGTTTTTCTAATCCTGGACATGCAATTAATCTTGCTAAAAAATTAAACGATATGTTTAATTGCACAGAGTTTAGTGTAGTCAAACTATCATCTGGTGAAACTATCAGTGATGACAACTGATGAACTGGAAAGAAACATACACAAAAGTCTTTCTAAAAAATGCAGGAAAGTCAATAAACGAAGCTAGTGTAAAAGAGGTCATGCCATTATGGTGGCAAAATACAAGATCTAAAGAAACAGGCGGATTACGTCTAACAGAAGCAGGCTATAACTTTATAAAAAATGAGCTCGAATTACAAACATATCAAGTTCCTTATCCTATAGATTTCGAATTTACAACCAATGTAGTAATATGGATGGACCAGTTTATAGACTGTCCTTATTATCTTGATAAAAAAGGAATAATAGTCACTAATGAAAAAAAGGCAATGGAATTACATCTATTCTCCGGAGATGTTCGTAAATACGGTTTGATAAAAGCCATAAAACGTCAGAAATAATATAGTATTATTACTAAATAATCCCATATGTTAGCTCATAAACATTTGGTGGTCCGGGCAGAAGTTGACAAGCCCATAGTCAACAAGAACAAAGCCATCAAATTTCTACGCTCTCTAATCAAAAAAATCAAAATGAAACCTATGTACGGACCTACAGCAAGTTATTGCAAAATGGTAGGAAATAGAGGTATCACAGCGTTTGCAATCATAGAAACAAGCCATATAGCAATGCACATATGGGACGAAAGTTCACCTGCTTTGGTGCAGTTAGATGTGTATAGTTGCAGTGATTTTACTACCAAGACTGTTTTCGAACACATAGAACCAATGAATCCAACACATATTGACTACAAGTTTTTGGATAGAGAAGAAAAATTTATTGAAGTTTTGGCAAATTAGTGGTTGACTCTTAGGCTCGTTGGTGCTATATTAGTATACATAATAAGGCACTGAGGAAAACAAGGAGTTACAATGGAAAACGTAGCAATTCGCACACTAAGCCCTAACAAGGCTAAAAACAGCATTAAACATGCAATAAAGAAACAACGTCCTATCTTTATTTGGGGACCTCCAGGTATTGGTAAATCGGACATTGTACACCAAATTGGTGAATATATGGACGCTTATGTAATTGACGTTCGTCTATCACTTTGGGAACCTACAGACATCAAAGGCATTCCGTATTACGCCGCAAACGATAATACAATGAAATGGGCACCACCTGTAGAACTTCCTTCTAAAGAATTTGCTAAAAAGCATAAAGCGATTATCTTATTCTTAGATGAAATGAATTCTGCGGCGCCGGCAGTACAGGCAGCCGCTTATCAACTAATTCTTAACCGTAAGGTTGGCACATACACATTGCCAGACAATGTGTATATTGTTGCCGCAGGTAACCGTGAAGCTGACAAAGGTGTTACATATCGTATGCCAGCGCCGTTGGCTAATCGTTTTGTTCACTTAGAACTTGCAGTCGATTTTGATGACTGGTTTCAGTGGGCAGTTGATAACAACATCCACAAAGATGTTGTAGGTTACTTGACTTTTAGCAAAAAAGACCTTTACGATTTTGATCCGAAATCTCCAAGCAGATCTTTTGCAACACCACGTAGTTGGTCATTTGTAAGCGAACTGCTCGAAGATGAACTTGATGAAGAAACAACAACTGATCTTGTATCAGGTGCAGTAGGCGAAGGCCTTGCAATCAAGTTTGTCGCTCACCGTAAGGTAGCGGCTCAAATGCCTAACCCAACTGACATCTTGTCAGGTAAGGTTAAAGAGCTAAAGACCAAAGAAATCAGTGCCATGTATTCCTTGACGGTCTCGCTCTGCTATGAACTTAAAGAAGCGTCCGATAAAGGCGATAAGAAATTTGACAACAAAGTTGACAAGTTTCTACGTTTTATGATGGATAACTTTGAAACTGAATTGGTTGTAATGGGTATCAAGTTAGCCCTCACACAATATGCCCTGCCAATTGATCCAGACGAAGTTGAATGTTTCGAAGAGTTTCATGATCGTTTTGGCAAGTATATTACCAAAGCACAACAGGCATAATACCAAGGAGTTTGGACGGTCTCCTCAAAAAAACCGTCCATTTTAAGTTGACAAATCCGCAAAACTTAAATATAATATATGCATAACTTAGGAGAACATGGCAATGACATCCGTAAAAGATACAGCAACTAAACTTAAAAATTGGCAACCAGATCCAAATATTACACCAGAAGCACTTGAAGAAATGCGTAAGGAAGTGTTGGACAAGGTAATTGTTGCTCGTGTCGGCTTACTCCTAAGACATCCATTTTTTGGCAATATGGCTACACGACTTAAGATTGAAGCTTGTGACGATTGGTGTCCTACAGCGGCTACAGACGGTCGTCATTTGTATTTTAATACACAATTTTTTAATGCACTATCTAACAAAGAAATTGAATTTGTAATCGCACACGAAATTCTACACTGTGTATTTGATCACCTTACACGACGTGAAGATCGAAATCCTAAGCTGTTTAACATCAGTGCAGATTACATTGTAAACAATTTATTGGTAAGAGATCGTATTGGTGAGAAACCTGCATTGATTGACTGCTTCCAAGACTTTAGATATGACAGTTGGACTTCTGAAGAAGTATATGACGATCTGTTTAAAGAAGCCGAAAAAAACGGCAAAGAATTTTTAGACCAACTTGGTGAATTGTTAGACGAACATCTTGATTGGGAAGGTGACGATCAGGATGGAAAAAACGGCAAAGATGGAAAAAACAAAAAGAAAGGTCCTCCCAAGTATTCCAAAGAAGAACTTCGTAAAATCAAAGAAGAAATTAAAGAAGGAATGATGAGTGCCGCACAAGCTGCTGGTGCAGGTAATCTTCCAGGTGAGATCAAACGTATGATCAAGGATCTTACTGATCCTAAAATGAACTGGCGTGAAATTTTGCGTCAACAAATACAATCAACTATCCGCAACGACTATACATTTAGCCGTCCGTCACGCAAGGCATGGCATACTGGTGCTATACTACCTGGTATGAACTTTGATGAAACTATCGATATTTGTATTGCTATTGATATGAGTGGTTCGATAGGTAATGATCAAGCACAAGACTTTTTAAGTGAAGTCAAAGGTATTATGGACGAATACAAAGAGTACAATATTAAATTATGGTGTTTTGATACAAAGGTTTACAATGAAGAAGATTTTTCATCAGATAGTGGTGCAAATTTAACTGACTATAAAATTATGGGCGGTGGTGGTACCGACTTTGACTGCAACTGGGAATATATGAAAGAAAATGATATTGTTCCAAAGAAATTTATAATGTTCACAGATGGTTATCCATGGAGTAGTTGGGGTGACGAAGACTACTGTGATACTGTGTTTATTATTCATTCTAATAGGGATAAAGATCTACAAGCACCATTTGGCACAACC